CAACGATGGGCCGAAAATTGGACGAAACGACCCCTGCCCCTGCGGCAGCGGTAAAAAGTACAAAAAATGCTGTTTGCACTGACCATGACACCCCCAGCCCAACCAAGCGGCGTGAGCCGCAAGGCCCTCCCCACTCTATTGACCCCAGCGGGGGGCCAATGGAGTGGGAATGGCATTTTGAACCATTAGGCTGGATGCCGGTGGGTTGGTTTTTTGTTCACTCACAGAGACTTAGCGGACGTTCCGCGCCGGTCCGCAAGGCCCACAAGCCAAGCCCAACTCTATCGAGCCCAATGGGGGTCCAATAGAGTGGAAACGGTATTTCTGCGCAAATCGGCTGGCTGGTGAAACGCGAGATTATCGCGCAATTACAGTGATTTAGGGGGTTTCCAGCAATTTCGCACAGAGCGCCAGAAGCCGTTCCCAGCCAACTCTATCGGGTTTTTGAGAAAAGAAAAAACGCGCGTATTTTGCGAGGCGGCGGCCCCGCGTAAGACAGCGCGTCAGAAGGGACCCAAGGGGCCCCAGTCGGTAGGTGCGAGGGCGCCTCTATGCGGTGATTTGCCCTATTGCAATCTTTCTACACACCTCGCGAATCGCTGTCCAACAAAAAAATCGCCCAATGTGATTTTTCTTTCATCCGATTGAACCAGCGCGATTTTGTGGCGCAGCACAGTCGTTATTCGTACCCCGCCATGGCCTTTTCCACATGGACGGCAAACCGTGCGTCCTTGGCTTCTGCTTCCGTTTGAAACCAATCCACGCGGGTCTGTCCCTCTTCCCCGATGGTCCCCCACACGTGGACCAGAAACCAATCGCCAAACAGGCCCGGTACAATGTCCAGCCGGTAAAACTTCGTGGCAAGGCCCGCTTTGTTATGCCACGTCAGGTCTATCATGCAGGTCTCAGGTGGATCAGGAACGTCAGGGCGCTCCACCTATCCCGGCAACGTGATCTTCCGCAGGCCTGGCTACAGACGTAACCTCCGACGCAAGCACTGAAAGAACCGATAGTTTAGCGAATCAACCTCTTGAACTCAGGCACCCAGTTCATTGCCCGACCAGTCTCCGGAGCAAAGAGCGCCCTTGATGCGCCTTAACGCATGAGGATCGCGCCTAAACCGCTAGCACTTTCGGCAGCGCCTGAGATCATCCCGATGAAGTCCTTTGCAGAAACGCTCATCGATGAGCCCGACTGGTAAACCTCTGGAAGACGATCAGAGAACAGTTCCTCGAAACTTAGGTCACCTGATCGATCATAGTCGAAGGAGTGCAGAACGCCAGCAGCAGCGATCGGGGCAAGGGACGCTGAGACCGCCGCAACCGCGCCGACACCCGGCTTGCTGACACTATCGTCCGCTGCGCTTCCCAAAAGCGTTGCGGCGCGGAAGAGACGCGCCATTTCCGCAACGGATAAGGCGCCGTTGCCTGTGATATCCACCATGTCGAACAAACTCTTCGGGCACCCTTCCAGATCAGTTCGACACTGAAACACGGCCTCATCAAGGGATTTCAGAACCGAGAAGGCCTCACCGAAGGCCAAGCCGTACTCGAAGGGCAACCCAGGACATGGCTGCAACCGGATTTCCTCCATGTTCTGTAGGACAGCCCCACTGTCAAACTCTTCAGATGTCGCCGTTTCAAAAAATACCCGGGCATCCTCATCTGACGCAAGTTCTTCCTTCGGCCAATATTGAACCAGCTCTGCCTCGCCTCGTCGTGCGAAAAACGGATATTTGTCGATGCCGCTTTCTTCCGTTACCGACAGGTAGAGTCCTGGTTCAATCTCAGTGATAAATTGGGGCATGATATACACGGCATCATCGGCAGAGTATGCCGTCAGCGTACGACCCTGATACTCTAAGTCATCCACACTGGCGCATGACGCGGCCGACCAAAGGCCGACCAGTTCAGAGCTTGCAACTGCCTCCTGCGCAGAGGTGCCGACGAGCGCCAAAAAAATTACAGCAGTTACATGTTTTTCTGCCATGAAGCCTCCGTGTTTCGACATTCCTCAAGTGGCGTGTTCTTTGACGTGAGGGTTGCATGAGCCTCCACGCTGAACAAATGTTTTTTGCCCTTTGCAATAACATTACGACGGCAACAGCAGCCCGATCTGCCGCATCGCCTCGGCCAACACTTCCGGCTGCGCGGCCTCGAATGCGTCGCGGGTTGCGTCTCGCACCATCTCCTTCGGGATCGCCGGGCCGAACATCTTCTTGATCGGCAGTCGCGCCCTGGATTCACGCACGAAGGCGTTGTTGGCCAGCGAGCCCACGAGAAACGCACTCTCGAACCGCTGCCACCGCCCCCAGGGTTTGGCGCGCACACCGTAGCCAAACTGCCGGGGGCTGAAATGCGACAAGCCCAGGTAGTCGCCGCGGGCCTCGATCGTGTAGGACAGGTTCGCGAAGCTGGATCGGATCGTGCGCGTCTCGCTGTTGATCAGCCCCGCCTTTGCGCCGGTCTGCTGCCTGAGCGCCCGGCGCACCTGCGTGCGGACTTTGTTGCCCTCGCTGTTCAGCGCCCGGCTGAAGGCGCGCACGGCAGCTTGTTCCCCAACGCTATGGACCGCCGCCTCGAAATGCAAGCGGGTCTGGTCAAGGTCGCGGAGGATGATGTTCACTTTACGTTCCAATCGTGGTAGCGACGAAACTCTCATGAAAGGCGCTCTCATGGTATCATCATCAACATGCCAGCACGAGGCAGAATGTTTGCATCTACATAGCGCCGTGTCGCAACACATCTTGCCATCCGCCTGGACCCGAGGCTGACTGCAAATGGCAAGAGGCTCCCGAAAAAAAGACGAACGACAGCTTGATCTGTTCGATGCACCTGTCGTGATACCGGTTCCCGGCGATCAAGTGCAGGCGCCTGTCAAAGCGCCACCCATCGATCCTACCACGTTTGATGACGCCAGATTGGTAGATGCCTTGGCCGCCGCTTCGTTACGGGATGTGCAGGCAATTTCTGCACAGGTTGTTCTCAGACGCCCTCGCGGATGGGAAGGCGCGGCGTTGCGGCTGTGGGTCAGATACCTCGGCTTTGGCTTCCAGAAACCCATGCTGGAGCAAGTCGCCGTTCTGGAACTGATCTGTCAGACACAAAGCAGGGCCTTGCTCAAAGAGGTTATCGCCCGCGGGCCCATTGGCGAAAGCCTCGATGCAGAACTGCTCTGTGCGGCCGCGGCTTGTCATGAACCCCTCGCACGAGAGGTGGTCCTGCGCGGCCTCTCGCATCCGGCAGCAAAGGTTCGGCGCGCTGCGACCCAAATCGCTTTGCAGTCCGGTGTGGAAAGCGCGGACCTGCTGCCTTGTTTGTCAGACGCATCCCACGATGTGCGCCGAACCGCCGCCATCGAAATCGCATCGACGGGCGATGCGGCAGCGCGGGACCTCCTGATTTACGAGATGCGCCAGCAGCCAGACCAAGAAGGGCTGGACGCTTTGGCGTTTGTCGCCAATGAAGATGTTGTCATCAGGCTCGGTCAGATTGCGCGTCAGCATCCTGACTGGACTCCGACCGTTCTGGGAGTATTGGAGGCCATCGGGGGTCCTGTGGCGGCTAAAGTTGCGGGAGGGCTGATGGGGTGATGCCTGCGGCGCGCACGACCCCGAGAATATGATTTATTTAGCCTCTCGGTCTTTGAATGTCACAACCAACGGTGTCTCACCAAAAACTGTCTCACCGCGACAAAACAACTTGACACGCGTTTGGATCATTCTGGCCGCGCCGCGGTCATCGTCCTTTGCAATTGCTTACTCCCCCTGAAGAGGACATGCCGCTTCGCTGCCACCGGTACGATACCGCCGGTGCGCGGGTTACGCCCAATGCGCGCGTTCCGTGCGCGGACCTCAAAACTGCCAAAGCCACGCAACTCAACACGGTCGCCGTTTTCCAAACCGGCCGTGATGGCTTCAAAGATCGCCTCAACGACACGCTTAAGGTCCGCCTTCGTCAAGCCCGGGTAATCCGTAACCAGTTTTTCGATCAGCTCTGCGCGCGTCATGTATCTGCCCTTGAATCAATGGGATAGGTCAGGGGAACGGTTGCACGCGCCCCTGACACAATCAAGCCGTCTGGCCGATCACGAACGCCATCGAGCGCTTTCGCGGCACGGCTCTGCCGTTGAGCCGCCAGACAATGACCGCAAGCCCGTACTCGTACCGCCGATGCGCGGTCGCCCGGCTGATGCCGTGGCGCCAGGTGATCCGCTTCCACGGTTTGCGGTTGGCCCGCGCCCACAGGATCTCGCCGATGTCCTTGTCCAGCCACCGGAGCCACAGCATCGCCTCATCGGCTTGCGTGATCATCCGTGGCGACGGCAGCGGCTTTTTCATCCGGGGCTCTTGCTCCACCTGATCGGCGAAGCTCAAGACGTACTCGGGCCACGCGCTGACATAGCCCTGCGGGCCCACCGGTGGCAGGCTGTGCATCACGTCTGCAGCAAGGTCCAAACGATCAGCCACCATGGCCCGGGTCCAGTCACCGCCCATGACGCACCTCCCTGCCCTGCGGGCGTTTGCCATAGAGTTTCGTACCAAGCTGCTCGACCAATTCGCGCTCGGGCCATGTCAGCCGGTGATCATCCACGCTGACGGCAAGCACACCCTGCTCGTACCAGCCATCGCGCTTGACCTGCTCAGGGTCACGGCGATGACCGCCGTAGCCCTTCGGAGTGAACCGCATGCCCATCACGCCAGCCCTCCCTGCGTCTCGATCGCCCAGAGCAGGATCGCTATGGCGTCCGCCTCGTTGTCATCGGCCGGGGAGAAACCGCGCTTGCGGGCAGCATCGATCATCGCCTGCTTGTTCGCATTGCCGTGGCCGGTGGCGTGGCGCTTGATCGTGCCGACAGGGACGCCCTGGTAAGGCACACCCCGCAATTCACCCCAGCTGGTCAGAACAGCCAGCAGGCCGCCGTGGACATGGGCCGCGTCAGTGCCTGCATGCCGACGGACTTCTTCGAAATACACCGCCTCGATTGGCCCGGACAGCCGGTTGATTTCGGACAGCCAGTTGGTGAAGCGCAGATAGCGCATGCCGCCGCCATCGTAGCGGCCGGGCTTGAAGCTGACGGTGCCGCTGGTGATCAGCCCGTCATAGCCGCGTAGCGCCCAGCCGGTGACGGTGCCGAGGTCCAGCGCCAGGATGTTGCGATGGCCCTGCGCAGGGGACAGGGGCGTTTTCGGGGTTGCGCCGAGATTGGCCTCGGCGAGAGTCGTGTCAGCCATGGGTGGTCTCCTCTTCTGGTTGGCTGCTCAGGTGGAAGACGACGGCGGTCATGTGCTTGGCGGTGTAGGCCGCCGTCGTCGGATTGCTTTCAGGCCAAAACTTCGGCCCGAGAAGATTGCCCAGGGGTAGGTGGTGGCCTCCTCCGCCTACAGCGGGGAGGTCACCTACCCCTTTAGGGGTACTTTTTCTGAAATCTGAAATCTGGCACAGGTCACTGATTTCATTGAGAATTTCCAGATTTCGGAGCAGATTTTGCAAACCCCCATCCGAAATCTGGAAACAGCGCCCCAACCCATTGAAAGATAATAAGAAAAGCCAGATTTCAGATTTTGCGCAGGAGCCAGATTTTGCAAAATCTGGCCAGATTTCGGAACATGGACTCCAGATTTTGGAAGGCAGAACTGCGTGTTTCATCGTGCTTCCTCCGTGTCGCGATAGACCCACACGGACGGGTTTTCGACGGGCAGAACGGCGCCAGACTGGGAGCATTTGTAGTGGCTGAGGTTCCGGATCGGATCAATGCAGATGATGTCCACCGGATCGGCTGGAAAGGCCCGCCGGATGACCGCCGCGACGCGGACACTGCCCTCGGCATCGAGCAGAAGGTTCAGTTTGGGCGTGGCCACCAGATTGTCCCGCGCACCAGCCTGGACGTCTGGCGGCAGCGTGATCTGCTTCATCCGCTCCCGCAGGTAGTGATACTGGATCTCGGCCTGCAGATAGAACACGCGTAAGGGCCGCGGTGGTGTGAAGTCGAGGAACGGCTGACCAGCGGCCATATGCACGAGCCATGAGATCAGCAGGTCACTCTTGCCCACCTTGGGCGCACCGCCCAGCACAAGCAGCCCACCGGGCGTCAGCACACGCGGCGCAATGATGTCGGCGGGCATCGGGCTGTCATCGTCCAGCAGCGCGCCCAGCGTGAACGCGGGCATCTCGTTTGGCGCCGGCGCCGCACTGTCGAGCCGGATGAGCGGCGGACCGTATTTTTCGACATGTCGGGCCCAAAGGCGCTCAGACTCGCGCTTGAGTCGTTCGACTGGCCATTGGGGCCGTAGCATGGCAGCGTTGTAGCCGCAGATGCCTTCCCAACCCTCGTCTTTTGACATCCGGCCCTCATGCACCATGCGGATGAAGTATCCGATGGCGGCAGACGCCCCCTCGAAGCGCGACCAGTCGTCCTGCGCACTCTCTCGCACCGGGGTGACCAATACATCATCGACAGCAGGCTTGTCAGACGTGGTGAAGTCCGGCTGCAGCGACACACCCGGTGCAGGTGGCATATCGGTGACGGCTTCCGTGAACTCGCCCAGATCGCGTTCAAGACCCGCGTTCAGCGTGACGATGCGCACCTGGGTCTTGAGGTTGTTCTTGTAATAGACCGAGCCTGCCACCCGGATCGGCTGATGCGCCGAGCGGAAATGCATATCACCACCAACCTTGGCGGCGATGTCCCCGCGGATACGGGTCACCCGCGCAATGTCGCTGCCCTCGGCGGGCTCGGTGAGTTTCCACCAGACATGGGCCTTGCGCTGACCCTCAGGCGTCACGCCGCCGCTTTCCACCACCATGGTGGGTGGGCCAAGATGGCGCTCGAGATGCGCCCGCTTGGCGGCGATGTCGCCCGTGTCGATATCAACGACCACAGCCTGCATCTGCAGAATATCGCCGGCCTTGGCTTGCCCAGGCCCACCAACAGTGCCGGGGATCACATAGACCGCCGCACCTTCGCGCGCCGCCCAGCTGGCAAAGGTCGTCATCTTGTCGGTGACGGTGCCGCCGGCATTGATCCAGATATTGTGCGGGCGGCCATCAAAGCCCTGCCCCTTGTCGATAAAACTGCGGACCGGGATCAGGCCATCACAATAGCCAAACACCACCTCCATGAATTGGGCGATCTGCTCTGGGTCAGGCTCATCGCCAAACACATCGATCTGCGGCGCTGCATCGTTGAAGTCGCGCCAGGGATTGAAATGGACAAGGTTTTCCTTGGGCGTGTCCGGCGCCTTATCGTTTCCTTCTGTACGATCATCATGGGCCATGTCGGCATCCTCTTTCTTGTGGTCTCTGTCAGGCGGGTCCTTTGGGGCATCCGTCATGCCGGCAGCTTCCAACAGCGCTCTGCCCAGGCGCAGAACCGGCATTCGAAAAAGTCACGATTGGCCGCGACGCGGGGCAGCAATTCACCCGCATCCGTGGCGCGCAGGATGCGCACGCCGCGATCCGACATGCGCTGCGCCAACTCGGCGTCGAACAGAACCAGCTCATGGTATAGTTCGGCCGTGTCCTTGTTGATCGCGGTGAACATGGCCGGGTTCGCGGAAATCCCTGACACCTGCGCTTCCATGTAGGCCTGATAGACAGCGATCTGCGCGGCGTAGACCGGCTTTGACTTTGCCACGCCATCCTTGACGCAGGCGCGCCAGTTCTTCGCGTTCATGGTCTTGCATTCC